TGGCGTGGTACCTCACGTCGGTTTGTAACGCCGCCTCGTTCAAGAAAGGGGGGTCCTTGGCTAAGAAGAAAGTCAAGGGCTCCCCTACGCTGTATGTCATCACAACCGCTAAGAAGCGGGACTCCCTTGAGTGGGAGGAAGAAGCTGCGCGTCTCGGTCTGAGTACAGATCCTGCATGTAGTTTCACAGGTTCATCCATTGTGGTGGACTCGTGGAACAACATCGGGAAGTACTCGGATCGAGAACACGCGGTATTCTTTTTTGATGAGCAGCGTGCTTCCGGCAGTGGGCGATGGGTCAAGGAGTTCTTGAAGATTACTCGGAAGAACACCTGGCTTCTGCTCTCAGCGACTCCTGGAGATGTCTGGATGGACTACCTCCCGGTATTCATGGCTCACGGATTCTTCAGGACTCGTACGGAGTTCATGGAGGATCATGTCATATTTGACCGCTTCGCAAAATACCCCAAGGTCAAACGATACATAGGGGAGGCGAAGCTGCAGCGCTTGCGTCGGAGTATCCTTGTGGAGATGCCGGTGGAGCGACACACTACTCGTGAGAGGGAGACTGTCTACTGCGACTACGACCGTGACTTGTACAAGTGGGTCGTGAAGAACCGGATGGACCCCTGGACAGAGGAACCCCTTAGAGACGCAGGTGGGGTCTGCAGAATCTTGAGAAAGGTGGTCAGTGATAATGACTGGCGTTCAGAGCAAGCCAAGCGCATACTCGCAGGCAATGAGAGGGTTATCGTATTCTACAATTACAACTATGAGCTCGATCGAATCCTTGCAGTTGCAGAGAGCCTTGGACTGCCTACGGCGCAATGGAATGGACATCGGCACGATGCTATACCAGCAGAATCTCGATGGGTCTATATCTGTCAGTACACCTCGGCAGCAGAGGGATGGAACTGTACTAGTACCGATACGGTTCTCTTCTGGTCCCTCAACTATTCCTGGCGAGTGACGGAGCAGTGTGAGGGTCGAATTGATCGATTGAACACGCCATATTCTCGGTTGAAGTACTACTTTCTTGAGTCTCATTCCTCGATAGATGAGGCGGTTCGGCGGTCGCTGAGCTCGAAGAAGGTGTTCAACGAGAGGGCATTTGTCGGTTAGAATACGTGTGACGTCGGTCCAAATTGAGGGTTACAATACGTGTGACACCTTGGTTTGGGCCGACGTGGACCATTTTTTTGTGTTACTGATGTGACTAATGTGACTCGGAATTGGGGTGGGCCAAAAAAAGTGGTCCAGTGGTCGTCACACGTATTGTGGACTTTTCCTTGGAATTGCAACGAAAGGTCAAAGGTGGACCATTTTTATGATAAAACATATATTGATTGATTGATTGATTTTTTAATATATATAAGAGATAAGAGATTTTTCAAGTTTTGTGCCCACCCCCTAGTTTGGTGTCGTTTGATGATATTTGATGATGTTTATCGATCGAATTTTCACATTAGTCACATTTGTAACAAAACCCACCCCGATCGAAAGATACCCCATCGCCGAGAATCTACAATACGTGTGACACCCCTTGTCGCAATCTACGCATATAATGATAAGAAGGATAGAAACAAGCCTATCCCTTCTTATAGGCTTACCCAGAGGAGCACACCATGCGTGAGTCACAATTCCAAGCACAGCTCATCAAGAAGCTGAACAAGATGCTGCCGGGGATCATCATTCTGAAAAATGACCCCAACTACATTCAAGGTATACCCGATCTGATTCTCCTTTACAAGAATCGTTGGGCAGCCCTTGAGGTGAAGCGAGGTGCCATTGCCTCAGTCCGTCCGAACCAAGCACACTACGTTCGGACCATGCATGCGATGTCGTATGCCGCATTCATCTACCCTGAGAACGAGAGCGAGATCCTCAGTGAAGTTCAACAATCACTCACAGCTTAATGGAGCCCACGCATTCCTTTCCGCCAGTAAGTATCACTGGCTCAACTACTCTCCTGACAAACTGATCGAGACCTTCCGAACCGCCCAGGCTGCCGCAAAGGGCACCCGTCTTCATGAGCTCGCCGCTGAGCACATTCGGTTGAAGATGCGCATGCCTCGAAACAAGGTGACATTCAACAACTATGTTAACGATGCTATTGGGTTTCGGATGGAGCCGGAGCAAGTCCTGTTTTACTCGGTCAACTGCTTTGGCACTGCTGACGCTATCTCCTTTGACAAGGGTCTGCTTCGCATCCACGATCTGAAGACTGGCGTTCACCCAGCCAAGATTGATCAGCTCATGATCTACGCGGCACTCTTCTGCCTCGAGTATGATGAGCGTCCTGGGGCTATCAACTACGAGCTCCGTATCTACCAGAATGATGATATTCAGGTAGCAAACCCGGAGGGCGACGATATCGCCCCAATTATGGACACCATCATCCAATTTGACAAGCTTATCGAGAAGATCAAGGAAGAGGAGGCCTAATGGATCTCGCTCACTATGGTGTTAAGCGTAAGTCTGGACGTTACCCCTGGGGTTCCGGAAAGGACCCGCATCAGCACTCGGGCGACCTCCTCTCCACCATCAAGGACCTCAAGGCGAAGGGTCTCTCTGAGACTGAGATCGCCAAGGGCCTTGGAATGACCACCACCCAGCTTCGAGCCCAGAAGTCCATTGCTAAGAACGAGAAGCGTAAGGCTGACGTTGCAATGGTGGCCCGACTCAAGGAGAAGGGGATGTCCAACACGGCCATTGGTCGGCGTATGGGCATCAATGAGTCCTCCGTTCGAGCGCTTTTAGACCCCACCCTCAAAGAAAGGGCGGGGAGCACTGAGGCGCTTGCCAAGGAGCTCAAGAAGCAGGTCGGTAAGGACGGTCTACTTGACGTCGGACTCGGCGTTGAGGTCAACATGGGTGTCACAAGCACCAAGATGAAGACTGCAACCGCCATGCTCGAGGCTGAGGGCTATCACGTCCACAAGGTGAAGGTCCAGCAGCAGACGACTGGCAAATTCACCGAAATGAAGGTCCTGGTGCCTCCGGGCATGGACTACAAGACGGTTCTGGCCAAGAGGGGTGAAATTAAGGCCCCCGGGGTCAATATCGAGGACCGGGGTCATACGGTATACGGTATCGAGAAGCCCACTGCAGTTTCCAGTAAGCGACTGAAGGTTCGCTATGGAAATGAGGGTGGTACCGATATGGACGGTGTCATTGAGGTTCGACGTGGAGTCAAAGACCTCTCCCTCGGTTCTTCCAACTATGCTCAGGTTCGAATCAGTGTTGACGGCACGCACTACCTCAAGGGTATGGCAATGTACTCGGATGACATTCCCAAGGGATATGATCTCCGGTTCAACACAAACAAGAACCCCACCGGAAACAAGCTGGATGCCCTCAAGAAGCAGACGGGTGACCCGGCGAACCCATTCGGTTCAGTAATCCGCAAGCAGCTTCACTACACCGACTCGAATGGTCGGAAGAAGCTCTCTGCGATGAACATCGTTAACGACGAAGGTACTTGGGGTGATTGGTCGAAGACCTTGAGCTCCCAGTTCCTTTCGAAGCAGCCAGTCTCTCTCGCTAAGCAGCAGCTTCAAAAGGTACGAGACAAGCGCCGTGCGGAGTTCGAAGAGATTATGGCTCTTACGAACCCCTCGGTTAAGAAGAAGCTACTTCAGTCGTTTGCCGACTCTGTTGACTCCGATGCCGTTGATCTTAAGGCGGCCGCTCTACCTCGGCAGGCCAGTCAGGTAATCCTTCCCGTCCCCAAGATGAAGACCACGGAGGTTTACGCCCCCAACTTCAAACATGGGGAGAAGGTTGTTCTTGTCCGTCACCCTCACGGTGGACGATTCGAGATTCCTGAGCTGACAGTCAACAACAAAAACCCCTATGCCAGAAAAGCAATAGGGACTAAGGTTAAGGATGCAATCGGAATCCACCCTAAGGTGGCGGAGCGTCTGTCTGGTGCAGACTTCGATGGAGACTCTGTTCTCTGTATTCCGAACAACAGCGGAAAGGTCAAGACCTCTCCTGCTTTGAAGGGCCTTAAGGATTTCGACCCCAAGGTTATGTATCCTGCCTACCCCGGAATGACGCCCATGACTTCTAAGCAGAAGCAGATGAAGATGGGTGAGGTCTCAAACCTGATCACTGATATGACAATCGGTGGTGCAAACCAGGCTGAGATTGCCCGGGCCGTTAGGCACTCCATGGTTGTGATTGATGCCGAGAAGCACAAGCTCAACTACAAGCAGTCTGAGATCGACAACGGTATTGCCGCCCTCAAGAAGAAGTACCAGGGTAAGGCAAATGCTGGGGCTTCCACTCTTATCAGTCGTGCCTCATCTGAGAAACGGGTTCCTGAGAGAAAAGCCCGGTCCGCTTCAAAGGGTGGGCCTATTGACAAGAAGACTGGACACAAGGTCTATGAAGAGACTGGGGCTACTTATGTGGACAAGCATGGTAAGACTGTGCTTCGTACTGAGAAGTCCACTAAGTTGGCAGAGACCCATGATGCATACTCCCTCGTTTCTAAGAACGGGAGTGCTATCGAAACAGTCTATGCCAATCACTCTAACGAACTGAAGGCCATGGCTAACGAAGCCCGTAAGGCTACGCTTGCTATCCCCTCTGTTCGAAAGAACCCCCAGGCCGCAAAGACCTATGCCCCTGAAGTTAAGTCCCTCAAGGCCAAAGTAAACGAGGCCCTCCGGAATAAACCCCGAGAACGCCAGGCACAGGTCCTGGCTGACGCGGTAATCAGGGCGAAGAAGCAAGCTGATCCAACTCTTGCCAATGATAAAGAGCGTCTCCAGAAAGCCCGGCGCCAGGCTTTAGCCGAGGCCCGTCAAAGAACGGGGGCTGGTAAGAAGCCTTTCGCTATCACTCCTCGAGAGTGGCAGGCTATCCAGGAAGGTGCTGTATCACAGGCTGCACTGAACAAGGTTCTTGAACTTGCTGATGAATCAGTAGTAAGAGAGCTGGCTACACCTAGGTCCCAGCCTAAGGTATCGTCTAGCATGGTGTCCAGAGCCAAGGCTATGAGTAGTAGAGGTAAGACTGCTGCTGAGATTGCTGAAGCTTTGGGAATCTCTACAACATCTGTTCACCGTGCTCTAGAGGAGGGCTGACCACACCATGGTACACACCCTCTCACAGGGCCTCTCTGAGGAGGTCTACTATGGCTAGGATGCTGTCCACAGTGGACAATCCTTACGATCCAAGAACTTCATGGGACGAATGGTTTGCTTTTGACACTGCCCACGGCTACGGTACCTGTGGCCTCCTGGCCAGGCTGTGCACATCAAGCGATTCGTTAAGTGAAGAACTTGAAATCGAAGAAATTGAAAATGCAATTGATCGAATTCTCAATCTTGATGGAACAAATTTCTATCAAACTTTCGAGATCGATGATTGAAAAATAAAAATTTCTTCGTCGACCCGGGGGAGGGGGGTCTCGCATTTAGGCCCCCCACCCTCATCGCCGCCCCCTCCATATTTTCCCCGGAGGGATATTTGGAAAGCCAATTGGGGACTAGGTTCTAGGGCCCACAGGAAGTTTCTCGTGTGCTCCTTTCTTCCTGCTGGTCTCGCTCACAACGGGCCCTAGAATCTAGCCCTCAATTGGCCCCAAACGCCCTCTATCTAAGGAGCAACTATGGGTAAAAGGGCCGCAACACCCTCTAAACCCGCTCGAACTGTGGAACAACGAGAGGCGCAGATGATCAATCTCGCGCTTGAGCTCGCTGAGAAGCAGCTTCGAGAGGGTACAGCACCGGCAACCACGGTGAACCACTACCTCAAGCTCGCCTCCACAAGAGAACAGCTGGAGGTAGAGAAGCTGAGGAACGAAACAGCACTCCTCGAGGCGAAGAAGACGGCGCTCGTCAGCGCTGAGCAAGCCGAGAAGATTGCCAAAGAAGCCATCGAAGCCTTCCGTACATACTCTGGAGCGGGAGATGTTACGAACGTATACTGAACTGGTGCGCCTCGAGACCTTTGAGGAGCGGTTTGACTACCTAGCTCTCACCGGGCAAGTCGGTACAGCCACGTTTGGCTTCGATCGTTACCTGAACCAACGATTCTACACCTCGACGGAGTGGAAGAAGGTCAGGAACTTTGTTCTGGCTCGAGATGAAGCCTGTGACCTCGGGATCGAGGGACTTGACATCAGATACATGCCGCTAATCCACCACATGAATCCGATTCAGCCCAAAGATCTCGAGGAATTCAATCCAGACATCCTCGAGCCAGAGTTTCTCATTACCACAACCAAGAATACCCACAACGCGATACACTTCGGAGACCGATCGAGGTTGACACCACGAGTTGTTGAGCGTCGACCGAATGATCAAGCTCCCTGGAGGATCTAATGGGAACGATTCTTGAAGATACTAAGAAGGCAATCGGCATCATGCCGGGATATAATGTCTTCGACGACCAGATCCTCATGCACATCAACACTGCAAGGATGGATCTCGCACAATTGGGGCCAAAATGCGATACCCCGATTGAGAAGGATACCGCTTGGACCGTCTTTGATGACATCAATGACGAAGCGGCAATCAAGTCTTACATCGCCATGAAGGTTAAGCTGTTCTTCGACCCACCGGGGAACTCCTTCTTGGTATCGGCATACCAGAAGCTGATCGAGGAGGCAGCATGGCGACTGATCTATCAGACCGAAGGGAAGCAGAGGTAGAAGACCTCGTTCACCATGGTGTAAAAGGCCAGAAATGGGGTGTCATCCGCAAGAAGGCTAGCGCTGGTCGAAAGGCCACTGTTAAGGCTATCCAGAAGAGCGGACGATTCACTGCTAACGCAACTAAGACCACCATCAAGACCGCTCGAACCGGAGCAGCCAAGGTTCAGAAGGCTAAGCAGGCTCATGATGCCAGAGTTGCCGGAAAGAAGCAGGCAAAGGCCGACGCCAAGGCCCGAAAGAAGTTCGCAAACCGCGGATACAAGAAGATCAGCGACACTGAACTCCAGTCTCGAATTAAGCGGCTGGAGCAAGAGAAACGCTATCGGGAGCTCAAGGCCGATCGCCACCTGGTTCGAGGTCGTGAAGTCACTCGATCGATCCTCGAGAACTCTCTGACCAAGGCCGGAACGTACGCAGCAACCAAGGCTATGAAGACCGCCTTTGATAAGTCTTTCGATCCAGGAAAGACTGGTAAGTCCACGGCCGAGACCCTTAAGAAGGCGGCAGAGAAGGCCAAGGAAGCCGCTGAGGCTGCCTCCGTTGTCGCAGAAGAGGCTAAGGTTGAGTATCGGTCGACTGGCGGACCTACTAAGGTCAAGGGTCCGGCTCTTCCAAAGAGTAAGACTCCGAAGCAGATCGAGAAGCCTAAGTCGTATAAGCAGACTAAGCCCTCGCCTAAGAAGAAACGGTATCCTCGTAACCCCGGGAGTACCGCTAAGTAATGCTCTCGAATACCGCAGTACCAAAATACTACGGGCAGTTTCGTGACGCAGTCATCCGAGGCGAGATTCCAGTATGCGAAGAGATCTCCTGTGAGATGAATCGGATTGACGCACTCGTTGCCAATCCAGAATACTACTACGATGATCAAGCCGTAGAAGGATTCATCGCATACTGCGAGAATGAGCTTACTCTGTCCGACGGAGCCGACCTCCATCTTCTAGATAGCTTCAAGCTCTGGGCCGAACAGCTCCTTGGATGGTACTACTTCGAGGATCGCCAGGTCTTCGTTCCATACGAGGACGGAGTCGGCGGTCGCTATGAGACCAAAACCGTAAAGAAGCGCCTTACAATCAAGCAGTATCTGATCGTTGCTCGTGGAGCAGCGAAGTCGATGTATATGTCTCTCATCCAGAACTACTTCATGGTGATCGACACTACAACGACGCATCAGATCGCTACGGCTCCGACCATGAAGCAGGCGGAAGAGGTAATGGGTCCATTCCGGACTGCCATTACTCGAGCCAGAGGTCCGCTGTATAAGTTCCTGACTGAGGGATCCATTCAAAATACAACCGGCGCGAGGGCTAACCGCCAGAAGCTGGTTGCTACGAAGAAAGGTGTGGAGAACTTCCTCACCGGATCCCTTCTTGAGGTTCGACCTATGTCCATCGACAAGCTTCAGGGTCTTCGCCCTAAGGTTTGTACGGTTGATGAGTGGCTTTCCGGAGACATCCGTGAGGACGTCGTCGGTGCTCTCGAACAGGGCGCCTCGAAGATCGATGATCCTGTCATTCTGGCCGTCTCATCCGAGGGAACCATCCGCAATGCGGTGGGTGACACCATGAAGATGGAGTTGCTCAAAATCCTGAAGGGCGAATACATCGCTCCTCACATCTCAATCTTCTACTACAGACTTGACGACATCAAGGAAGTAGCAGATCCTGCTATGTGGGTTAAAGCCCAGCCGAACATCGGCATCACTGTCTCTTATGATCGGTACCAGCAGGACGTCGAGCGAATGGAACAAGCCCCGGCCGCTCGAAACGACATCCTCGCCAAGAGGTTCGGGATCCCCATGGAGGGATACACGTACTTCTTCACCTACGAGGAGACGATCCCGCACAGGAAGAATACCTTCTGGAACATGCAGTGCGCTATGGGCGCCGACTTGTCTCAGGGTGATGACTTCTGTGCGTTCACCTTCCTATTCCCACTGAGGAATCAGGCTTTTGGTGTAAAGACCCTGGCATACATCTCTGAGCTGACACTCATGAAGTTGCCCGGTGCTTTGCGTCAGAAGTATGACGAGTTCATCCAAGAAGGAAGCCTCCGTGTTATGGAGGGTACCGTCCTGGACATGATGGAAGTCTATGAAGATCTAGACCAGTACATCGACGAACAGAAGTACGACGTCTCGGCGTTTGGGTTTGACCCGTACAACGCCAAGGAGTTCGTAACTAGGTGGGAGCAGGAGAACGGACCGTACGGTATTGAGAAGGTAATCCAGGGTGCTAGAACCGAATCAGTTCCCCTCGGGGAGCTGAAGAAGCTGGCCTCGGAGCGCCTTCTCATCTTCGACCAGGAACTCATGTCCTTTACTATGGGGAACTGCGTGACACTCGAGGATACCAACGGAAACCGGAAGCTGCTGAAGAAACGCTCGGAAGAGAAGATCGACTCAGTGGCTGCTCTGATGGATGCCTTTGTGGCATACAAGATCAACAAGGAGGCATTCGAATGAGCGAGGAGGTGAAATGGGTCTTAGTGATCGACTAGCTCACGCATGGAATGCGTTTTCAAAATCCCCGGACAAGAAGAACTTCACACCGGAGTACGGTTCATGGACATTCGGTAATCCAAACCTGAATTACCGTCCTGTCGTCGGCGACCAGACAATCGTCACGAGCATCTATAACCAGATTGCTATTGATGTATCGAATATTCCCATTCGGCATGTCAAGACTGACGATAACGGCAACCTCAAGAGCTACTACCGTAGTTACCTTGATGATTGTCTGTCTCTGAGCGCCAACATCGACCAGACCGGCCAGGGATTCTTCCAGGATTTGGTACTCACGCTCTTCGAGGAGGGCGCTGTAGCGATCGTTCCTGTAGACACCGATGTAAGCCCAGACCTGACTCAGGGCTACGACATCAAGTCTATGCGAGTCGGCACAATCCTGAACTGGTATCCTCGTCATGTTCGAGTTGAGGTCTATAACGACCAGACTGGACAGCGAGAACAGCTGACTCTCGAGAAGGAGTTTGTCGCTGTTGTACAGAATCCTCTTTACAGCGTGATGAATGCTCCGAACTCGACGCTGCAGCGACTGACGCAGAAGCTGCATCTGTTGGATGCCATCGATAAGCAGTCTGGATCCGGCAAGCTGGACATCATTATTCAGCTTCCATACGTTGTCAAGACTGAGCTGAAGAAGCAGCAGGCCGAGGCACGGCGAAAGGCCATTGAGGAACAGCTCGCTGGGTCGCAGTACGGTATCGCCTATACAGACGGTGCAGAGCGAATCACTCAGCTGAACCGACCATCTGAGAACAACCTCATGAGCCAGATCCAGTGGCTCACTACGCAGCTGTACAACCAGCTAGGAATGACCGAGGATGTCTTCACCGGCAAGGCCGATGCTCGACAGATGCTGAACTACCAGAACCGAACAGTTCGTCCAGTTCTGAAGGCGATCACGGATGCCATCACCAGGACTTTCCTCACCAAGACTGCCCGAACGCAGCGTCAGCGGATCATGGCGATCGAGGATCCGTTCCTCAACGTTCCGCTGGAGGAGATGTCCAAGCTGGTCGACTCCGTCAAGCGTAATGAGATTGGTACCGCCAATGAGCTTCGCCCGAAGTTCGGCTGGGCCCAGTCCGAAGACGAGACGGCAAACCAGTTGGTGAACTCCAATATCAATCCGATGGGCGAGGAACAGCCGCCTGGCGAAGAGCCGGTCGACGACGTCCCTGCATCGGAGGTACCAATTTCCGAACTGATGGAGAGTAGTCAAAATGGCAGTTAAGTGCGATTTCTCTGGCTACGCCACGAAGAACGATGTTCGGTGCTCGGATAACAAGGTCATCCGACACGGGGCATTCGCGGCGTACGACGGGAAGACTGTGCCTCTGGTCTGGCAGCACAAGCACGGTGACGTCGAGAACGTCCTCGGGCATGCCGACCTTGAGGTTCGAGATGATGGGGTTTACGCCTACGCCCATCTTAACAACACCGATCGTGGCCGGACCGCTCGAGAGATGGTCAAGAACGGCGACATCAAGGCGATGAGCATCTATGCCACTCACGTCCGGGCTCGGGGCAACGACGTTGTCCACGGCGAGCTTGTCGAGGTGAGCCTGGTGCTCCGTGGCGCCAACCCCGGCGCCCTCATCGACCAGGTCTCCATCGAGCATGGTGACGACGGCGATGAGATTGAGGCTGTAATCTACACGGATGCGCAGCTGGACTTCGTCTCGCACGGTGATGACGTCGAGGACGAGGATGAGGACTTCGAGGCGGAGGAGACGGACGACGTCGAGCACGCTGAGGAGGAGCCGGAGGCCGATGAGGCTGAGGGCGACGAGGACGACCCCACGCTCGGGGAGATCTTCGAAGGAATGACCGAGGAGCAGAAGACGGCGGTCTACGCCATCGTTGGACAGCTCGTCGATTCCGTAGATGAAGAGGCGGAGGAGTCTGAGACCGAAGAGGCCGAGGACACCGCCCATTCCGACACAACTGAGGATACTATGGCTCACAAGAACGTGTTTGAGGGCTCCGCTACCACCGAGGAGCTCCCCGTCCTGACTCACGCCCAGGTCGAGACCATCTTCGAGGACGCTCGCTCCAGCGGCTCCCTGAAGCAGGCCATCCTGGCTCACGCCGACGCTTACGGCATCAAGCAGATCGAGACCCTCTTCCCTGAGGCGAAGGATCTGTGGAACCAGCCGGAGTTCATCAAGCGCAAGACCGATTGGGTCAACTCCGTCGTCGGCGCTGCCAAGCACTCGCCCTTCTCCCGTATTCGTACCCGCTTCGCCGACATCACTGCCGACGAGGCCCGTGCCCGGGGTTACATTAAGGGCAATAAGAAGGAAGACGAGGTCTTCACGTTGCTGCAGCGTGTCACCTCGCCGACCACCATCTATAAGAAGCAGAGGTTGGATAGGGATGACATCCTGGACATCACTGACTTTGATGTCGTCTCCTACATCCGCGGCGAGATGAAGATCATGCTGGAGGAGGAGCTCGGTCGGGCCGTCCTCATCGGTGATGGTCGTCAGGCCTCCTCCAAGGACAAGATCAAGGAGGACTGCATCCGTCCGATCTACAAGGAGGACAGCCTCTACGCTCCTCGCGTCGTCCTGGCCAAGGAGACCACCACCGAGGACGTCCTGGACTCCATTGTCCGCGCTATGGACGACTACGATGGCGCTGGTAACCCCACCTGGTTCGCTGAGCCCCACATGGTCACCGAGATCCTGCTGCTCAAGGACAAGATGGGTCACCGTCTGTTCCGAAGCGTCTCCGAGCTTGCCGACTACGTCGGCGTCTCGAAGATCGTCAAGGTCCCGCTCA